GCAGGCTTATCGGTGCTTGCTCGTCCTTTGAAAGAAAGTGAACCCATTGGCTTTCTGCACTACCAATGTCCCTAATGGTAGGGTTGTAACTTGTTAACGCTTTAGGTGCTGCGCCTTGAACAGATAAGTAGTCGTTTTGATTGTAGCTAATGAATGCAATGGTTGGTGCAACCCCATTGAACAAACACTTACGCGCTTTAGTGAATTGGCTTTTTGTTACCCATTTACCAGCTTCATACTTTTGCGACTTCCACGTGATAGAATACCATTGGATGCTGTTTTCGCACAATCCCCACGGAGCATAGGTAGGCGTTTGTTTGGTGTGGTCATAACTCATAAAGCCCTGCATAACTCTAGATGGGTCGAATACGATTCGCCTATTGGAGTTTGCTCTGAATCGCAGTATGAATGTAGCCGCTAAAGTAGATACAGGCGTGTTTCCGTTAAACACTTCGACCTGCATACGCCAGTCGTTTAGCGTTCCACTTGTATCGCTCTCCCTAACTACCCACGGGCTTTGATTGTAGGCAGGCGTGTATTCGCTTGGTTCTTGGTCAAATATCAGCATGGCTATAAATAGGCAAATTTTACCTACTGTTTATTGCGTCTATTTGATTGTTTAGAATAGCTAGAATGTCCTGTTCCATCGAATCAGCTAATGCGCTTGCCATGTCATCAAATATGCCGCTGTTGTATACGTTCGTGAAGAATTTAGTGCCTTTCGTTCCTTCGCGCTTTATTTTGCGCTGAATTAAGTATGCAAGGCTATTGGCTTCTTTTTCGCCAAATGCGCTATCACTTGCCCCAAATCGTATCTTATCGCGCACGTTTGGATAGCTTAGCCACTTCAATATCGCAGAACGTGGTGGCGTGTGTGGCCGTGTCCCCTCATCTACAGCATCCCAATAGTCTAGGGCATCAATATACATCCCCAACCCGTTAGGCTTTATGTGCAGCGTTATGCTACCCTTTAGGCTACCGCTTGCATTGGTGTTATTCGCGTCTAATTGGTCACCTAACCTTTGAACTATTAGGCCGCCAATCACTTCTAATTGTGCTGCTGTATTGGTGTACTTATTTGCCATGCCTTTGTGCTTGTTGCCGTTCGTAAATACCTACGTGCTTAAAGAACGTCATGGTATTAAATAGCTCAACCACGTTCATGTTCAAGTAGAAGTCCCACTGCTCGCGCCTGCCATTCGTGAGGAGGTGAATTGAGTAAAGCCATCCGTAGATTTCGATGAATTGGCTAGCTGCGCCAATGCCTTTGTTTTCATCTCCGTCCCGGTTCGCATCAAATAGTCCGCGATATTTTTCATTAAGTCCACGTAATTCTGCAAAAAAAAATCCGCCAATGGTTTTACTGTGGTAATCGGTAAGCCTAGCATTGCCTTCGCTACGTTCTCATGTTCTTTGCCGTTGTATGGCTGCTTGATAAAACCCCACTTTAACGGAGTAGCAAGGCAAGCAATCACGTTGTGCAGGTTAAAATCTACTTTGTCCACGTCCTTAATGAAGTGGTTCATGTCGATATATTGCCCCCCTGTTATATCCTTAGCCTGTGATTCAATTCTATACCACTTGCCGCCTACTTTAACCCTAGTCTTTAGCTTGCCATTAGGTACGGTGTTTAAGAATTTGAGCGTGTTAGTCATTATTCGCCCGTGTTCATACCGAGTAAGCGACATAATCACATCCATGTCTGCACCCGATAGCGTGCTAATTATGGCACACTCCGTTAGATACGGATCTTCATCTTCGCTTAGTATCTTTCGGATTGCTTGCCATTCAGCTAGGGTCACCGCGTCCCATGAAGTAGGTAGTTTGAGTTTCATAATAGGCGTTCTTTTCGTAAGTCGTTAATCTTGTTAAGGTCGTATTTATCGAAGCAGTAAGTCATCAGTTCCATGCCCTCGTCCTCAATTTGCGCATCACTCATACGGCTTGCTGTTCTTATACCCTCAAACCAATTAGACACGTGGTAAATTCCCTTTGCTTTGTCGGTGTATGGGTGCATATCTTGTACAAATATCGGCTTGCCTTTGAACCCAGCTTCAAGAATCTTTAGGTTGGATTTGTAGGTGTTAAACTTCGCATCTGTGAGCGGTGCAATAGCAATATCGAACTGGTCGTAAAGAATGGCATAATTCCAAACGTCTAGCCCTTTTACGTAGGTAGCTGGTAGGTTATCGCTTAGCCTTGTCCATTCGGGTTCACCTTCCACGTAGCCACATATTACGGGTTCGATTCCGTTCCAACTGCCTGCCGTTAAAAGTAAATCGTTCACATGGGTAATGCTGCCAGTCCACCCAATGCGCCCGTTGCCGTTGTAGGTTGGTTTCCATTGCTGTTCATCGGGATCTATTGCATTGGGTATCACATACACGTTTGAGTTAAGCGGAGTGACTAGGTTAGCTAGGTGTTGATGCGTTACCCATACTTCATCACTTGCCATAATTGCGCCAATAATACGGGATTTGATATTGTTCACCTTCCAATGTTTGGCTAAGTAGTGACCGCCATCTAAAACCCAACTATCGTCTATATCGCATATAACATACGTGCCAGCTTTGCGCAGGTCGTTAATCAACTCCGACTGCTTTAGGCAAGGTAACACGCGGTTAAAAATTACCACATCAAACTCCATCTCTAGAATGCCCTTGTCCACTCCAACGCATCGAACGACCTCAAACCCGATAAGGCTAAGCGGTTTGTAAAGGCGGTGATACTCGACCCCTCCAACGTCCTCAAAGTGTACTATGTAACCTATCTTCATCTTATTGCGTATGTGCCGCTGCGTGCGCTTAGTTTCTCCATGATGCAGTACCTACTCGCATCTATGGCATGGTCTAATCCTATCGGGTCGTTTGTCTGTGCGCCTGTCTTATCCACTTGCCAAATGTAACCACGAAGTTCTTTGATTAGATTAAGGCTGCTACTTGTTACCATAAGTGGCTGCTGTTGCATTTTGTCTAGCCCTATGCGTATGCTATCCGCGCCCTTCTTGCACCCTCTTATCCGAAAGCCAAACCGCTTTAAGTCCTCAATGCTTTTCGGTTCTGCGCTGTCTGCAATAATCTCACCGCCCTTGTAAGCGTTAAGGCGTTGGGCTATGTCGCTGTTGGTCAGGTTTGTTTCATAAAGCAATTCGTTTATCCAAAGTTTGCCCTCACTTTCGCACACCTCAACAAAGCTAGTAGGGTCGTTTGTGAACCCCCAGTCTAGGCCGTATGCTTTCCACTTGTAGGTAGTAGGCATCTTGTCCACTTGTTGCCATTCTTTGAACACCACGCCCTGCAAACTGCCAACCTCACCAAGCCCATACACACGCCACCAATTCGCCCAATAGCTGGATGTTTCGCCTTTGGTTCGGGCTGCTTCAATTTCCTTAACGATGGCAGGCTCTAGGGCTTCGTTGTCCTTGTAGGTTAGCACGATAAAGTCAGTATCGGACTTGCCTATCAGTTCGGTATTCGCCCAAAATAGCATAGTCGGGTTGTAGTCAATATAGATAAACTTTCGCGTTCTAATGCTTAGTTGGTGGTATGCTTCCCAGCTTATGTTGTTGGCTTCGTTCACAAATAGAACGTCACGCCTTGCACCCCGTAGTTTGTCGCTCTGGTCTACGCTAAAGAACTCAATAAAGCTACCAGAGTTGAACGCATAGGTTAGGGTGCTTCTATTCCAGTTCGCCATCTTGAAGTTTCCCGTGTCCTCCATTATCTTCAAGAAGTCACGTATTGCGCCCCTACGTAAATGTGGGATGCTTTCAGATACTACGCTAATTTCGACATTCTTATTCTCGATTGCGTAACTAATCAGCATCGGGATTATGGTGAACGTCTTGGAACTGCTAGTCACGTGCCGCCCTGCACAACGCGGACACGTTTTCGCAGAGCGGCTATTTTATTTTGAGCGGTTGTACTTCTAAACATTGTCGTTCGATGGAACGTCTAATATCAATGATTTGAACGGGCTTTGTTCTATGCTTATTTCAGTCTGTGTCTTTTCAGTCAGCCCGTTTAAACGCTGTGTAATGCTTGGATTGTACTCGCCTAACATCCCCCCCGTTATCTGATCGTGCCTTATTTCTTCACGTATATGCGCGCAGATGGCAATGAAGTCGGTGTATAACCCATCTTGATTAAGAAAGTAATGCTTAACCAAACCGTACTGTTTAAATGCCCATACATTAAACCCTTCAAGTGTCAAAGGTAGCTTTGGGTAGTCAATTACTTGTCCCCCGTCCTTACCTACATATTGAATTTTAGGCCACCTCTTTGCTTCCGCAATTAGTGAACCCTTGTAGGATTCCCACGCTGCAAATAATTCGTCTGGTGTCTTAAATGTTCGTGTCGGGTGCATTATCTACTATTTAATCTTTTTAGCTGGCATACCTACGTAAGTGCCTTTCTCTGTTATATTGCTAAGTACAACTGCGCCTGCTCCAATTATTACATCATCACAAATGCTTATGCCTTCTTTAATTACTGCGTTCGTTCCAATGTATACACGGTTGCCTATTGTGCATCTCCCACTTATACGTGCGCTAGGGGCTAAAGTTACGAAATTACCTATTACGCAATCATGCCCAATGTCAGAATGTAGATTAGCTTGAAAGTGCGTACCTATTGCGCAGTCCACGGTAATAACTGCAAATGGAGTTATAATAGCCCCGTGTCCCAGTAATACGCTTTTGCCAATTATAGCTGTTTGGTGTATCACGTTTGCGAACTGTTGTCCATGTCTTAAGCTGTTGGCTATGGTTTGCCTTGCCACAGGGTCGCCTATTGCAATAACAGCATCCGACCTATCACAGTCCATTTGTGATAGCGGTCTAATAGGTGGGGCTGCTATGTGGTCACTAACGTAAAAGGTAGCCTTGTTGTTAACGTATGACATAACCTCTTTACCAAAACCGCCTGCTCCTATTATCGCTAGTTCTTTCATGGTATCCATCCCATAGGTGTTAACCCGTTGCCATGTAGAACCGCTGGAGTAGTTTTGGTTAGCACGTTTTTAACTAACCCGTTTTCTATCTTGAAGTCAATACCCTCATAACCGTGTTCGTGGATAGGGTGTCCGTTTCGTTTCGGGTCGTGGTCAAATGCTATTGACTGAAATAGTTTACACGATGTGTCTAATTTAATTGGAAAATTGTCTTCTTGCGCTTGAAGGTAGGCATCCATAACCTCCGCTTGACCGTTCGCATTGTCGTGTAGTTTGTGCAATCCGTAACGCTCAAAGAATTCAATAGCCATATCCAAACGACCGCCATAGATACCGTTGTTTAAGTACCTCCACGGGCTTTTCATCTTTGGCGCAAACTTGTATAGTGCTGCCCTATCTTCGTAAGGATAGCACGCTTTTTCTGTTGACCATAGTAAGTAATCGTTTGGAAGTTCACCGTCAAAGTTGCGTTGACAAATGGTGTCGGCTGCATCTGCATAGATAAAATGTTCGTGACCGCTTACCGCCCTTTTGTAGCATTCGTACAGGCCACGCATTATTGCACCATTCCCCGTTGGAATAGTGTTAACCGCTACCTCATGCCCGTGTTTTTCAAACGATGCAATCATTCTATCCGTTCCTGCAAACGGTCTGTAGATGTTTGTTATTATTACCATGTCGCTTCTGAATATACTGGAATAGTTCCACTAAGGTAACCATTTTTAAGTCGGTTATACTCCGCCATATCTTCGCCTGCGTGCTTTTCCTTCCATCCTTGATAGGCTGTTGCGCCCGTGTCAATGTGGTCAATTTCGATATGTGGAAGGAAACAAGAATAGAACCCTGCTACTTGGCAACGGATGGCAGCAAGGGCATCGTCAAAGCCATAAAGACGCGGTTGGTATAGGTAGCCAATCTTGTCTAGCAAAGCGGAGTTAAACATTTGACACGTACCCATCACATGATTAACACGCTCAACAACTAGCCACGGCTCGCCCGGTACGTGTGGCAACATCTCTAGGCTAGACTTGTAGAAGTCTGTGCGGCTTGGTTCTTCCCAGCAGTCCTTTCGTTTAAGGCCTACGATTCCGATGGCAGGATCTAGTTTAATTGCACGCTCCATATCCTCCACCCAATCGCGCGAATGAATTACAACATCGTTATCCATCTTCACGCAGTTCTCGTTAGGCTTACGTAGCTGCCATGCCTTGTTAACCGCTTTGGCTGTTCCGATATTCTTATGCAGGCGTATCACTTCAATGCGCGCAGCCTTATTCAGTAGGTTTTGAGTTGCTTCGCAGCTGCCATTGTCTACTATTACGATACGGTGCTTACGGGTGTTGACCGTTAGGTAAAGCGTTTCTAATGTTTTCGCGGTGTATTCCGTCCTCCCGTTTTCTTCCGTATCGAATACGGCCATAGCAATTAGTGCCATTGTAAACTATTTTTTATGTATGCCCCTATTGTTTGAATGCCCGAACCGCAAGTCCAACACACCAAAAAACCGAACCCGATTAAATGCTGCGCGATTCTGTGATAGTTGCCCCTATCTTCTATTGATATTTCGCCTGCAAAGTTGCCGCTTGCCATCCTTAGAATGGTATCGCGCTTTGATTCAACCCATGCAGCATCCTGCTCATTCAAAACATTGTTGGCCATATTTTCCATAAGGTTTGACGGGTTAAAATTGCAGCTCCAATAAATACTACAGCATCTACTGTGGTGAAATGCAATAAGGCAAAGGCCAAAGAACACCACCACACCATGCACATTGAACAGTTAAACGGTTTGTGTGGTATTTGCTTGGTAAACTCGGTGACTGCCATCGCTATGATAGCTATAAATGCGCCCGATACTATTAGTTCAATCATTTGATTTGCTTACGTAGTTTAATTTGCACCTGTGAAATAGAACTGTACACGCTGCTCAAAGGTAGTTTGGTTGCTTTGGCTACGTTACGGAACGACCCCTCTTGTAAGTAGACTTTGAACAGTTCGCGGTCATACCACGGCATTTCTTCTAGCATCTTATTCGCTTGCGTTGCCATCTCGGTCACGTTGCACTCGTCTATTATGTCGGGCGTGTCGCTAACCTCCACGTTGCCGTCTATAAGAACATCAATACGGCCAACAACACCTTTGCGGCTACTCATGTTCATAATTGTCCTAGCACACCAAAAATTGAAATATTGGCCAATCCTTTGTAGTTCGCTATCAGATTTTAAGCAAAGAACTATCCCGATTTCTTGCATAACGTCCTCCCATTTATCGCCCGAACATCGCTTTGCTAGGTTGCAAAGGCTAAGGTCATTCCGAAGTTGGTTATACATTGCCTCTACCACAATGTAAAGTTAAGGCTCAACATCCTTAGCAACCGTCACAAACTGCCCTTTATTGTTTCGCTTACGTCCTGTGAACGTGCGAGCGGTCAAGTGCTGGATAGTTTCCTTAGCGGCTTTCAATTCCCTATCCTTTGCATCATATTCTTTGTCAGCTTCGAGCAAATCGTCCTCAAGTTTCTTTGACACTTCAACTTCAACTTCGTAAAGTTTCCGAATTGTTGTGATTGCCTTTATCGAAATTTCTTTATCTTCCAACAGATCGGCTATCCTTTCATCCTTTTGGTGGATAATTGCGAACAAAACACCACACGCAAGGGTTAACGTGGCTGCGATAAATACGGGAATTGTCAAAAGTACAGGGTTCATTTTACGTTAGTTTTCTTTAGTGAATTGCCAGCCCTCCCAGTTATAACCAACTGTAAACGCGGTGCTGCCTTGGGTTTTCAAAGTGTGATACGGGAATCGGTGCAACGTGCAGAAATCCCTAAACGTGCCCGAATGTTTAACCGTGCGCCCGTCAAAGTGAATAGCCGTGTAACGTGTTGGCTTGGCACGTCCAACCACCTCCACGCCCTTTAGAACATCTGTGATGTGCGAATAGTTACTCATTTTCTTCTACGATTTTGAAAAGGCTTGGTTTGCTTAGAATAAAGGCTTCACTCCAGTAGTCCCCATTTTTTTTAGTTCCAAACTGCCGACCAAAACCGCGCGTGTCAAACATTACCAGCTTGGTATCCTTTGGAATTAACGGGTGCGAATCGGTCAATACTATTGCGTATGTTTTCATTTCTCTTCAAGTGCTTTAATGCGTTCATCCTGTATCAAATTGTACTCAGCAGCTTTAAGTAGTGCTTGCTCCAAACGGTTAACCCGTTCGCGAAGTAGCCCGCGCTTTTCGATGCCCGATTTAATTAAGTCAATTAGCTGACTGGCTAATGTGAAGATGCCCTCTATTGGTATGTCTTTTTTTGCTTGGTTGCTCATGGCTCAAATGTATTACGTGTTTTTCTTTAGTTGTGTAATTAGATGGACGTTGTAGGAATAAAGTTTAACATTGGCTTGGCAAAATTGCAAAGGGCAACTTCGCAAAGCCTTTGGTTAACTCTTAATGGTCAACTCAAACCCATCAGGAAACATAAGCATCAACCCAGCAAAGGTAGGTTTGGAGTTCACAATGTCCACTATACCATCCTTGTTGATGTCGGCCATTGCCGACCCTACCAATACGCATCCTTTGATGTCACTCTGGCCGCTTTTTGGATTGATTGAACCAGCGTAATTGCCCCAATGGATTAGCACAAAAGAACGATTAGGCACGTTGGTAATGTGTAGATGTCGGCCATACTTCGCGGAGTGACGTGGAACGACAGTATACACACCTTCGGGTATGCAGCTAATCTTTGCCGCGTTATCCTTCCACGCAAGTTCCAACGTCTTACATTTGAAATTGCCAATTACCAACTCGCCTGGCGTTTGGGTAGCTGTGTACTTTCGGGTTATGGTTGCTTTAATCATTCGTTTATGTCTTTATAGAATAGTCTTTGTTGATTCACGCTGAACAGCATAACGTGTACTGGCGTTGGCTTAATTACCTCTTTGCACACGTGCGGCTCGAAAGCTACAAGTGGGCAAAGTAGGCAACTAAGGATGTAAATGATTGCTAAGGTTCGCATTAGAAAGGTAGTGTTGTGTTCTCCTCCTCAAATACTTGCGGAGTAGGTGCGCCTGCCTGTTGCCCAGACGTTAGCTTCCATCCCGTTATGCTTGGGTAATACTTGCCAGAATATTCTCGCCCTCCAACATTCGCTTCAACACTAACCGACTGCCCTATTTGCAGCCCGTCAAGTAGCGCGATGTTTTGTTTGGTGAACTCGATTGGCGCAAGGTTGTTGAACTTGTCCTCCGTTGCAACTACCAGCAATCGCTTGCTGAATTTGTCGCTTATTACTTCTGTTTGCCCAACGTGGTGAACTGTTCCTGTGATTGTCATGATTATTTAGTTGGTTTGGTTAAATTTTTCTTTGCAATTTTTAACGCTTTTATTAGTACGTCAATACTTTCGGCTTTTGGGAACTCCATTACGATATGCCACGCGCCTTCAATTTCTTCATCGTCTTTATTAACTAATTTAATAAAAACTTTGTTATCCCATTTTTTTGATGGCTCAATAAGAATGTCCTGAGTTCCAAACTGCACAAAAGTACACGGGGCAGAACTTGGAAATAGTTTAGCGTTTTTGTATATCATTTAATTTGAAGGTTATTTATTGTTTCGATTTTGTAGCCTTGGACGTCCTCACCGCTTTCAATAGCGGCTTTTATCGCGGTCAGGTTAGGCTTGCGGCTTTCAGGTACTAAGGTAGTAAATCTATCCTCTAAAGTGAACGCCACGCCATCGCTTACGCATCGCTTTGACGTTCTGAATGATAGCTTAATTAGTGGCGTTTTTACTTCCGTAATCTCGAAGTATTGCATGGCCTGTGAGATGGCGCCTTTTAGCTTGTCTATTTTGCGCTGTTCCGATTGTTTTAACGCTTGTAAACGTATAATCTCATCATCTATGACGTTAATGTTTTCAAGCCCATCTTTAATTACATAGGCATAGGCGACCGCCTTACCCTGTAACTCCGCTTGGTTAATCGCCAGAGCATTCTCAATTTCGGGTGTCAATTCTTCTTGCTCCAGTAAGGCTGCAAGTTCGATGTACTCCTGTTCTATTTGGTAAAGTGGCTTGTTCATTGGATTGTAAATTTAGATTTGAGTGATTCTTTTAAAGCAATAACGGACGGTATCCGTTGCTCGTGTGCATTTAGCGACTTCCATGCAATGCCCAGTGTTTCGAGCGTAGTGCAAGCGTTCAATACTGCGATTGCGTTATGGTCGGTCACACGGGGCGCGGGTGCTACCGTTGCCCTTTGCGCATCATCGTCCTCGTCAATATTCAAAGATAAAACCGCGCCTAAAGCGTAACGCCTTGCATACGTCAAAGCCGACCCCAAAGCCTGTGGGTTGCTGGCATCCTTACATGGAGTCAGCGACACGCTGCTAATGTATTCGCCCGATGTATGCAATAGCATCGTTTCTAAGCCACTTTCGCACGGCAACTGAATAATCGATAGCCCAACCGCGTTTAAGTGTGGTGTGGTGGCTTCTATGATGTTGCTCAAAGATGCGTACTTGTTCTTAAAATGTGGGTTAACAGCATCCTTGCCCACCTTACCCATTAGCCCGTGGAATTTGTGCAAGGCAACGGCTATTTCTTTAATTGATTCGCTTGTTTTCATAGTGTTGCTGTTATATCGTCCTCTAATTCATTAATGCTTTTACCTATCCATGCAACCATTAAGGCTTGCACGTCCATGCCGTTCCAATTAACCGAAACAACGTGAGCGGTTGGTTCTGCGTTTTCACCGCTTGCAGTCACACCTTCTGTGTAATCTGCTCGCAGTTCGATATTCTCTAATTCAAAGTAGTAGCTTGGCATTTGTTCTGTGGTTTTAGTTGTTAGTGTAAAGAAGTGAGTCAATATCTTCGCATGAATCGCATACCGCCAAAAACCAAACAGGCTGGTTTGTTGAGTCGGCATTACGTGGGCGCTCATTGCTTGTAGAGTAAATTCTGTAGTCATTCATTAGTTGTGATCCGATTCTGCGTAGTAGTTCGTTTTTCATGTTGTGGTTATTTGTTGGGTCAAATGTACAGGTAGTGTTTCTATTAAAATGTTTCAAAACATACAAAAGCGAAAATAAATTTATCTGCATTTAGATTCCTCAATCCACCACCACTTTTGCCCGTCAGCTTCCCGAATGCTGCAATACCAATCTTCGCCCCGTTGCTCTATTCCATCCACCCAATACGTCTTTCCGTTGCGTTGGATTACGCGGACGTGGGTTGGTTGGGTATCAATAAGTTTGCTTGACTTGTTGGATGGTTTCATCGTAGTTGCTGGGCTTAGTTACCATTGCTATAAATCCTTTTGCTTGCAGTTCCTTTATGCGATACTCTTGCACCTTGCTCAATATACCCTTTTCATCTTTTACCTCTATGAAGATAATTGGTCTAAGTGGGTGCAATAGCATAAGGTCAGGATATCCGTTAACCGTTGCCCGTATTATCTTAATTACTAGCCAGCCATTACCCTCAAAGTGTTTCTTTAACTTTCGCTGGTAGGTGCTTTCCATTTCTTGAAATGTTTTAGCGTGTAATCTTGCTTCTTCATTACGGTGTTGTAAATATCCGATTCAATACCACCCTCCGCCATTATAAACCAAACTTCGGGCGGTGTTGTGCGGTCTTTAGTGGTTGCCCTATCTCGCCCTTGGATATACGATAAACTGCTGAACTCGATATTCAAATACACCAAACAGTCAGCGCTCGATAAATTAACCCCTTCGCGGCTGCTGCGAATTTGCCCAACAAAAGTAGCGGTCGGGTCTGCATTAAACGCTTCGGGTGTACTTACGCAATTAGGTATTAACTCTTTCACTATGTCCATCTCGGCTTGGTACACGGTAAAGATGGCAATCTTCCTACCTTCAAACTTTAGTTTGATGGCTTTTACTTTGGTATTATCTACAATGTGAACCCCATTCTCGGTAATCACCGTACCGCTGCATAATTGGTGAACCTTTGACTGCATTTTAACGCCAGTGTCGGCAAGTATCACATCGGTATTACCTTCATAAATCCCGTTATTCATTACCGCTTTAGCCATCGCGTACGTGCTTGGCTTCATTTGAACGACAAGAATGTCCTCAATAATCTGCTGCGTGAACCCAGCTTGCTGTTGGGTGTAGGTTAGCATAATCGGCTTGACATACATTGCAATATCCTTCCAACGTGCATCGGAGTAGTCGTTCGTGGTTTGCCCTGTGCCTATGTATTTCACTCCGACATTTACAAATACTTTAGCCCACTTGTAGAAGTTGCCGTACTGCGAAAATGGGCTTAATGGATGCACCCAAAATTGATGGAATAATTGGCTAAAACTTTCTGGACTTGGCGTTCCACTAAGCAGAATTAGGTAGGTGTTTTGGTCTATAATCGCCCGTAATTGTTTAGCCCTTAGCGATGGCTTTGGAAACGCTCCAATACAATGCGCTTCATCTATTACGATGTACTTAAACCGTTCTTTTACCTTGTGCAAACTTTCATAATTCACACATTCCACATCGACCCCGATTAACTCCGCATCTTTTTGGATGCTGGGTATTGCTTTCTTTTTGGTTACAAATAGGCATCTATTCGCGCCTACCTTTTGCAGCGTTGCAAATGCGGTCAAAGTTTTGCCTGTCCTTACCTCCATCGCTAAGTATACTATCTTGCGCTTAGATAGTATTTCAGCGGCTTGGTTACTTATGTCGGTTTGGTAATCTCTAAGCTGCATTCTCAAACTCTTTAATCCAGTTGATAATGGTTTGGCGCGATACTGCAAGCAACTCGGCTGCGGAGGTTCTATTAAGGTCGGTGTCAGTCCTCCACATTTGCTTGCATCGTTCTTTAGGTGTTGCCGCTCCTTTCACATTAGCCGCTTCGCGTATTACGCTGTATGCCATACTATCCACTTTCACCTTTTTACTCATTGTGATGAAGTAGTCAGATAATCTCTCGGCTTTTATCATAGTAGCCGCGTCAATAGGTCGGGTTAATTCTTCGCCATTTGCATAGGCATCAATAACGGATAAAAGTAAAGCGAAACGTGGCACGTAGGTTTTTTGCTTTGGTAGCATGGACTTAGTAAATTCGCTTTCATTATCGCTATTCTGCATGATGGTAATCTTATCATTGATGCGTTTCCACTCCGCCTTAGCCCCCTTATCCATAGGTATTAAATGGGGTTTTATTTCTCGTTCTTCATCAAATACAATAAGGTTGTTTTTTATATGCGCATGAAGTTCCCCTATGTAATTATGATACCAGTCTATTAGTTCTTCGCTCAATTCATTCTCGTTGTACATTTCCACTTGAATGTCAGGATAGCAAAGTAGCATCCTATCACTAAATCCATTGTCCCGATATTCGTCTGTAAAAATTTGATTCAATACAGCGGGTTGTATGCCCCCAAGTACAGGAATAATTGGGCTGTGAACGTAAGTGTTTTTAACCGTCTTTCTATTCAGTGCTGCTGGTTGGTTGCTAAAAGTAGAAAGCCAAAACTCCAAATCAGAACCCGCCCTATATTTATTCATGTCCTTAATCCAGCCCGCTAATTCATCTTTAAAAACGCCTACCGCATTCGGGTTTTCTTCATGCAATTCTACAAGGGCTTCCAGCGTTACATCGTTAACAATAAACTGCTTTTTTATTGGACATTGAACCTCTGGACGTTGCTCTTTTTCCTTCTTGCTTAGTTTGTCGTATTCGTCCCACGCTTTAAATCTCTTTTGATATTCGCGTATTTCTCGGCTGTTGGCTTGAATTAGCGGCCTAATTACGTTGTTTATTGATGGAGACTTCCCAACTCCAGCTTTACCCACTACCGTTACCCAAATAGTACAGCATTCATCCCACCCCTTTTTGACTTGTATCTTCATGCTATTACCTACCAAAATAGATAGCATCCAAAGCAATCCAGCCCCCATGTAATCTACCGAACTATCTAAGGTGCGGTTGCATTCAAGTAAGTAATTTTGAATTTCAGTTGGGTAAATGTCTAAAGGAAAAGATAGCTTTTCAATAGTTGGCTTTTCTATTGTCGCAATTTCGGGCTGTGGTAATTTAACCCTATCACCGTAACCGCTTGCATACAACTCTTTAGCGGCTGTACTCATATTGCCGTTGTGGTACTTGTAGGCAAATAATGAAAAAGGGCTTAATAGCTTTTCGTTTGGGTATGCCGTCCCTGTGCTGAATAAGTACATACATCCACTATCCTTAAACACGTAGCCCGAATGTGCGGAGGTTGCCCCGTGTCGCTTTATTACCGTCTTACTTGCAAGGTTTCTTATCACCTTAAATTCATCGCCTACTACATCAAAAACAGTATGCCTTTGGTTGTAATCTTGCCAAGGGCTTACTCCAGTTTCTTTGTCTTTTTTTGGTTGCTCAACTTGTTGCACCTCCACGCGTTCATCGTACATCCTACAAATTGCAAGGATAGTATTATGTTCTTCATCGCTTAGGTATTGGATAGCTGTATAGTCTAATCCGTTGGTGCATTCATCGTACAATAAAGCATAACCACCAGTCCCACGGCTTTCGATTAAGGCTTGTGTTTTTCCACTACTTTCAGATTTTAAACCAGTTAATACAGGTACTGCAATCTTTTCGTTACCCATCATTAACCGCGTTCGATAAGTTAAATGATACCCAAAATTCATAGTCTTATGTACAGCTACTTTCTTATCAAACCCGTCTACATTGTCCCGTACAAAAGCTATAAACTCGGTAAAGAATGCAGCCCGTAATTCCATCGGCAGCACCTTTAAATCAATATCAATAACTAAAATGTCATTGTAACCAGTTGGATAACCGTATCGAAACGCTTTAGGATTCTGTATATTCTTTTCTAACTCCGCAGCCGTCCACGGGGTTGTCATTAACGCTTTCCAACTGTGGCATGGTAGTTTGTCCTCACTTGCTACAAGTAAAGAATACCCAGCCGCAAGTAATGACTTGCCCTTTTCTAATCTTATGTGCTTGCTCATATTCCTTTTACTTCAATAGTTTTTACGGCAACTTTTAATGCTTCATAAAACGTCCTACGTTCGGCATCACCACTAAACTGTATTTCTATTAAATCAGAATCTACTCCGTTAATTGACATTGCTGTGCATGAATCATTTTTTAAGGTCAACTTTACAAATCCTCCATGTCCAGCGTCACCTCCTTGCACACCTGTATCTTCAACTATTACCGTTAGTATATTACAATCGGTAAAAGTTTCTTCTACTATTGTATTTTTATCTGTGGACATCCATGCAGCCATCCAAACCTCTTTAGGCGTTTGCTTTAGTTGCCACAACCCCGACAGTAGATGTATAAATAAACCGTTGGCAAACTTTTTTATTTCGGGTATATCTATTTGTGCGCACTTTTCAAAATCTTCATAATCTTCATACTTACGTGCCATTTTGGTTTCCTTAATAACCAATTCCATTAACTCATTAAAGGATATTTCAGCTTGCTTCAAGTCGGAAAACCAAACTGATTCATTAAAAAGCGCATACAAATCTTCGTTAATCTCTTTCATTTTTTTACAATAAAAAAACCCAGCCGAGTTTGGAGTAGCAGCTCCTCCCTCGAATGGGTTAATAAGTTCTTTTTTGTTTATCGGTCTGCTACCCGATGGAACGGCTACAAATATACAAGTATTTTTGATTAAAACAAAAAAAAATATACTGTAAACCTACTGTAAAGCAATTTTACACCTACTTTACACTAAAAAATCAATGTTTATGCGGGCTGTGGAAGGTTTTACTGTAAAATTTTACACCCGAGCGAAAATTTTAGAATTTTTTTTTTGCCTTTTTTATTTTCATAATCCAACTTTACAGTAAAATTTTACAGTAAACCTTTGTCAAAGCCGCGCCAATGCTATAAAGTTACTGTAAAGTGCTGCCAAAATCTACTGTAAAGACTTTACACCTACCAAACAAAAAAGCCCCCAGTTGGAGGCTCTTTAGTGTTTAGATCCGCCACGTTTTGGCGATGTGTTCGGATAATAGGTAGTCGTCCTCTATCCAATAGCCTAATTTACGCGCTCGGATTGGCACAAAGAAGGCAAGGTCGCTATCATGCCGCAGCGTATGGATGTCCTTTTCAATTGTTGCCGCGCTGGTATCATTTCCCAGGAACGAATTAACCTTATCGGCTAAAGCAAACCGAGTGAGTGGATGGTCATAACTTGCGCCTCGCAGCTCGCGAATGATTACAAGGTAACGTTTGAATGCTGACTTGTTTACTGGCATGGCTCAATCGTATAAAGGTTTCCATCCTTAGTAACTGGCAACTTTTTTAGTTCGTTCTCGATTACGCTATCACTCCACTTCTTGCGCTTTTGTATGCGTGCAACGTGGGCTTGTAAGTCGACAACGGAGTAGCTGCCTTGCATGAGTAGGGCGCGGATTATTTTGGTGCGGTCGGTCATTAGAACATAGTTATTTGATTGGATTCACTTTTAGTAATTATGTTCCGGGCGGTGTTGAATATGGTTAGGCCAGCTTCATAATCTACAAGGTTTCTGCCTATTTTAACTAGATTTTGTTCGCCTTTATAACTTGTTAAATCAATTTTGTGAAATTTACAAAGTTCTTTTAACTCGTTTTTAACTTGTGAAATTGCAAATCGTCTATCTCCTAAATCACTTGGTAAATTAAAGTTAGTCCAATATAAATGTCTACCTCTTTTTTTTGCTGGTATTAATGGATCATAGTATGGTATAACATTTTCAACTACATATTTCCCGGTACGATAATAATGCTGCAGAAACAAAATTTCTTGATATAATTTCATATCGGGATAAATAGCTTCTGTTGCCGTGTCATAATTTGAACTACTCCAATATCTTGCCCTGCTATGACTTGGACAAGGCGGTGAACTCCAAATAAAATCAAACTCTTTGTAGTGGTCTAATAAGTATTGATGTGCATCTGCAACTATTACCGTATCATTTGGAAATCTTTCTTGATATAGCCTTGAAAGTTCGGGGTCTAATTCAACCGCAGTTACATCGCAGTCAGTCCATTTGTAACGATTGCCGCCTAAGCAAGCATAAAGGTTTAGCACCTTAAACTTCCGTATTATTTCTGCTCTATCTCCCATTCCTTTGCCAGCTTTACTATTGTTTCAATTTGATGCTTATACTTTGGCTCGATTGATATATACCCCCTCGCTTGCCGTACGTTGTGGATTATTGTAGCATGGGTTCTATTTAGCAACTTACCCATATCCAAATAAGTAGATTGGTTAATGTAAGTGTAGATTACGTAGGCTATTTGCTCCCGACATTTTACCACGTGGGGAAGGTTCGACTTTCTTATTATCTGCTCCCACTCAATTTGGTGGACTTGCATGGCCGCAATACATAGCCCCTCCACACTTACATCGGGCAGGAATTTACGCTCACTTAGCCGTTGTTTAATGGCTGCCAGTTGTTCTGCTGTCATCTTCATTTGGTTTTGTTTGATGCTTTCTTTGCAGCACGTTTGATTTCCCTGTTTATACTTTTAACGTCTTTACCCAACTGCAATAAGTCTACACCATCCAATGCCTTACTAATTGCAAAAGCTGAATCTATTACTGCCTGTGCTACTTTCATTGCCCGTTCTTCCTTTTCTTCCTGTGTCATTTCGGTACAGATATAACAGGCGTTTGAAGGATTACAAAGTGCGCCCCGTTTTCAATCGTTAGGCTATACGTGCGCCCATTCCAATGGCTTTCCACCTGTAAAGCGCGTGCAAGTTCGCCCAGCGTTACTTTATCGCATTCGATGTGAGCGGAGGTGTCGGAGTTTAACCGAGTAGCCGCAATTGCTCCTTTGAGGTATGCCAATGCGCTTAGGTTTGGCGTGTCTTTTAACGCGGATTCGAGTTGTGTTAGTGTGGTCATGGTTATTTGTTTTTAAGAGTTTCTGAAAGTGAATTAACCGAAAGCGTAACGCCACTGCATTCAATGAAAATAGTGTAGATAATTCCGCTGTAAATGCTTACCTCTACATTGGTTACTATTGCATCCAGTCCTAAATACTTGAACTTGTCACCAACACTAAATATTTCATCCTCCTGTTCAATTTCGCCCGTACCGTTGCAAGTTTCGCAGTCATAATAATAGCCGCAACCTCCGCAGCATTCGTTACGCCACTTTGTGCATTGTCGGCTTGTGTCTTCGTATTTTTGCCCTTCTTCGCAGTCATGGCAAGTCTTCATTTTGGTAGTTTCCATTGTGTTGTGGTTTTTAGTGGTTAATTAATCAAACAATTCTTCTTGAGTGTCATAAATTTGGAACAGTACATCTATACCATTTCCAGCATAATCATCGCAATGCATATGGTAATCTCCTTCGCTTGAAATGTCAGCTCCATTTTTTCTTGCAAGAAACTTCCATGTGTTAAGCTCGGCCATGCAGTATTCTAAACTTCCTTTCGCAAGGTATTCTTTCTTGCCTGTGCCGTAATACTTGACTAATTCGTGTATTGTTTTCATCGTGGTTTGTTTTTGTGCGGTTGAGTGGGTTTGATTGCTCGCCCCCTTACTCAACCACGAGTGAGTTAATAAACGTTAGCTAATTTTATTTTAAGCGATTCCACCATTTCATAGCAATGCTTAGACCAGGAAGGCGCAACTACTTCGTTTGCTTTTGCAGTTCTTTCGTACCAAGCAATGTCAGCATTGATTGATTTTTTCTTTGCAGCCATTGTAACGCTGTTAAGGTATTCAAGTCTTTTTGCAGTTTGTTCGGGTGTTGGTAGGTTGAAGTTCATCGTAGTTTGTTTTTGTGGTTATTTGATAGGACAAAAGTACAAAGCGTTTTCTATGTAAATAGCACGAAACTTACAAAAGTGAAAATAAATAAAAAGAAACCCGTCAAGGATAACCACAAACCTTGACGGGCTAAGTAAACGACCCATGACTGGTACGCTGTTCTAATGGTAAGCGTTCGGGTACTGTTGGGGCAAAGATAGTAAACGTAAGCCTATGAACTTACTTTGTGGGCAAAAAAGTAAGCCTATACACTTACTATTTAACCGCCCGAAATTATCGTACGTTTGAAAACTCGTCCCTGGAAAAGATAGGACTGCCATCTACATCCAACGGTGGGTAATGCCTTAAACACCTTCGCGCCCTTTCCTTCAATTGCTTTACGGTCTTTGGTCGGGTGCTTGTATTCAATAGGTCGAGCAGAAATTCCCGTGTAATTAGCAAGGCGTTATCCTGTTCATATCGTAGGCTCATCGAATTTTACCCTTAATAATAGTATGGTTGTGAACCGTGAACCCGTTATCCTGTTCACGTTCCGCATAGGCAAATCCCAAATTCCATTTGTTAATAGGCATATAGGACGGGTGCAGCTCGCAAAGACAGCCAGTTGACCATGTGTTGACTACATGGCCGTTCATGCTTGGTTCTACATGGCTGCTTGTTTGGTGATTGTGGCCAGCGATGCAATTTTCTTTTCCCCTCATGTATAGCCCACGTGCTGGGTTAACAGGCGAAAATACCGACTTACCAAATTCGTGGCCGTGCATAATGTTTAAATTGCCAAATTTGATAATGCGCATATCATCTATCCATTCAACGCCAAGCTCTCCAAACTTTAAAAGCACGTCAACTCGAAACTCTGGAACATCCAAAAGTTCTGGTGCTTTAATTCGCAAATAGCGTTCGTATCTCATTTCATGGTTGCCAGATTTGTAATAGATTGGCACACCGTCAAACTCTTTGCGAAGTATTTTTAGGAACTCGCGACCCATTTCTAACTCTGCTGAAAACCGCCTTTTACGTGGATCCTTTTCAAATGTAGACAGCCCGTAAAAATCGAGAATATCACCGTTTAACATTATACCGTTCACGTTCCTATCCTTGCCGTATTGAAGGGCAAGAGTGATAGCGTTAACATTGTGGTATGGGATGTGTATATCGGATAGGATAAGTAACCGCGTTACCGATGGCGGTATGATGTACGGTTCCCATTCTACTTCATCGCTTTCGGGAAGGAAAAACGGATTCGGTATTCCCATTGCATTTGCAAAGCTTGCAGCCTGTGGTTTTTCTCCCATGTGTGTTTGTTTTCTATTTTTTGAACCAATTTGCCCGCGATAATATCGAACGCAAGAACGCGCACTATCAATACTGTTAAACAACTCTGGGAAGTCTGAAAATAGTTTCTTCGCTAAAGTTGCCGAAGGTAAGTCGGGAAAACGGGTTAACGCTTCATTAACCGTAATGCCAATAAGCGTTTTATCTTTTGACATTAACGCCCTTGCCCTCTGTACGCTTTAAAACCCTTCGCCCGATACTTACTATGTCTGCGAAGTTTGCGCTTAACACGTGGCTTAAATTTGCCCCCTACGATAATCTTTGCCATTAGTCAGGTTTTATGTATTGAAGGATTGTCGCTTGCATCCGTTTCATTTCGTTCTGCAGCCCGTCTACTTTCACCTCTAAGCCCTTACGACCTTCTTCGCATTCGCGGTGCAGTTGCCGTGTTTCGCTTAGACTTTCTTTGATGTCGGCCATCTCTCCTTTGGTGAACTCGTTGGCTTCTTTGTATTGGGTAATAAGCCCTTTCACTTCTTCGAGTTGCTGGTTCTTACCCAATCGAATACCGCCCCACGCACCGCCCGCAAGCCCTCCGATTGCCGTAATAATTGCGCCTATTCCCTCTGCTTCCATTGCTTTAAAGTGTGCCATTGTTTCGTTTGTCTTTGTCGGCTGAACCCTGTGAGCTGCCGAAATAATATGATGCAACGGATGTCACGATACCAAACGCAAAGCCAATAGCCGTATCAATCGTTCGCTGGTTCTCCGTTGGTATGGTTAAGAATGATGCCGCAAACACGTAACCCATCGCACTAATGTAAACCACGAATGCAAGTATTAAGCGGATATAATGGCTGCTAAATTTCATTTTCTATCCTTGCTAATTCATCAGCAGTAAGGCCATCGCCATCGCCTACGTTCAATAGGTAATCTGTGCCATCTTGAACCATAGGCCACCAATAGCGTGTAGTAACCATGTCGCAACCCCTACGGATAGCTTCAACTATGTTTCGCTCTACCGCTTGTTGCTCGGTTGTGTATCTTAGATAACTCATATTGAATAGAATGTGCGTTGGTTATTTTCTATTATTAATTCATTAGCATCTGATAATACTGATGTATAAAGTATAGATTCTGAAAAATCACCAATATGATAAAAAGAAGGAACATCTGGTCTCGTGCCAATTATACTTATTACCATTGTTGCCGATGTTGTACCTGTGGCTTGAGTTGTGCCATCCACCCGTAATCTACCTGCACCAGCAACACCCATTTTAAAGGAAACTTGATGCTTGTTAGTATTGTTTACGGTACTGGTTAAATTTCCGCCTGACGTAACTACGCTAATATTGGCAAACGTGGGGGACAATGTGCCTCCAAAATTTAAACCTTGACCAGTACCACCTAAAAGATATTGCAATACATTGGTATTTGACGATTTTCTTGCAACTACAAAACCGTGAGCAAAAGTGACATCAGAAGCCATAGACATTTGGTTTGACGTTCCATTAAATACTAGTGTTGGCTTGCCGCCAAGTAGTTGAATAGTACCGCTTAATACTTGCGTTGGTTGGTTTCCAGCAGTAGATTGGTTGGCATTGTTCCCAGTTGACATTTGATTATAAAGTGTGGCAGTGAAACCATTACCAACGCCTACGAATGCAGTTAGTGCAGCGGTGTCCATATTTTCACCAACAAAGCCAATAGACAATACAGCGTTATCACTTGACCGTCTAACTATTGCAGCGTCACCCGTATAGCCAGACCTTAATCTCCTAAGACTTGCCGCCCAAACGGGTTGTGGTGTTATTAGGTCAAGAACATATCCACTTGCAGCAACCACTCCAACAGTTCCGTATACTTCAAGTGTTCCATCTGTCGCAAGTACGTAAACATCATAAGTTCCTATCCTGTTAACAGTCCAGTTGTAAACTGCTCCAGCTTGCTCAATTATAAATTCAATAGTCGCTCCATCATAAGTAAAGAATATATATGAGGTTGGCGTTAAGTTTGTTGGGGTCGCAGTTAATGTAATTGTTTGGCCAGTTGTTGGAGTTGTGTCGCTTACTCCAATTGATACCGATGGCGGTGGTGTTGCTGCACTTGTAAAGCTTAGCGTGTCCGTAGGCGCATCGTAACTACCCGAATTAACCGCCCCGTCTAACTTAGTGATAAGGTTAAATGTAGAACCACTTGACAAGGATTCCTTGTTGATTGCATTAATTTGAAAGGTGACCGGTGAACAGGGTGCGGAGGTGAAGTCTAAAGTCTTTGTGCCAGCGTTAAACGAACCCAAGTTATTTGTACCGTCTAATCTAGTAATAAGTGGATAGGTTGCCCCTGCTGGTACTGTAAAGAATGGGTTTCCATTTTGAGTAACCGTAGCATCCACGCAAGTGATACCATACTCTGCTTCTAAACAAGCTACTTGCGAAGGTGTTAAGCGTGCAATTACGCTAGGGTCGCAAAAGTCGTAAAGTGTTAACCCATCAACACTAGGTGGGATTGTTGCGCCTGTTTGTGGGATTTGGCACGCATCCCATGTGAACGGCTGCCGTATTTGAATCAGTACGCTATTGCCTGCAACTCGGTCGTTAAACCGCTCTGTAAACGGGTCGATGCTTGCGCTAGTGATTACCTTGTAGCTTTGAGCGTGCTGCTGCTGAAAATATGCTAGAAAATCCAAAAGAATAAGCAACGTATCGCTTAGAACCTCTTGCTCCATGCCTGCCGTGTCATCGCCCTCTTCGCCTGTGATTACCCTGTCAGCACAAACCAAGCGAATAGAGTAGACCAGTTCGCGGTCACCTATGCTAGTAGTTTCGTGGAATACCCAAAGCAAAGGGTACGCACGTTCTAAAGCCTGCCACTCCGCAAAATCACCTACTCCCGTTGACTGGATTTGTAGATGCGCTGCTCCGAGTGTCGTTATTTGGCTTATTACTTGATTGAGCGTTAATAGCACTTAGGTAAGTTTTTAGAAGTTCTTTGTTTTTGTTTGACTTGCCGCGTTTATTCATCTCTATATTTTTGCTGCAAACTTTGAACTAACCGCGTGCTGCCTAAAAATATGCTAGACTTGAACGCGTTATTGCTGGGCTGAATTACATCCAAGCCGCTTCCTGGATTCTCGTAATCGGGAAACAAAGTAGAGTTCTCGCATAGGTAATTGATAAGCCGTTGCTTATACCATTGCGCCTTGTTCAACTCCATCTCGCAGATATAGTCTACATCCGACTTGAACGCTGGGCTGCTTTGCTCGCTGTTCTGAATTTGCAGGCCTTTGTTTGTAATCTTGTAGTGGGCCATCCTAATACATTCAGCAGTCACGTAGTGTTTTAGGCATGGCTGTATGTAGTTATCCATTAGCGACTTGTTAAGGCCTGCTAATGTGTTGGCAATAATGTAACCCATTAAGGCGACATAGTAAGTCGTTCCAATTACGGTTTGAATCTCGCTATCCTGCGCCCAAAGAATCGCTTCTTTGATGTACTTAATATCGACATTTTTAGATACTTGCGTGTTATCTTTTAGAAAGTCCTCCGATAAGAATAGTGCTGTTGCCATGTTATGATCGTGATTTAATTACAACACTTTCCCACGCATGGCGGCAATAGCTTGTGGTTACGTTTGTGCCTTTGCGTGTCCAAAATCCACCCCTACGCATCCACACGTTCCTATCTTCGGCCATGCTTATAGCTTGGATTTGCTCACTAGTCCAAACGCGGTTAGCACTTTGCCCTATCATTTTACGGCAAAAAGGTCGGGTTGTTGGTAGCACGTCCGCGCCTGTTGCCTCTTGGCTTAATCCGTAACGGTATGCTATCTTAAAACTCACACCTAACGGTTTGGCCTGTGTCAATTTTCGCAAGCCGTTTGTACTAACCTCATAAGCTATTTGCGTTGCGCCTGCTACCGATTGCGTGCCAACGGTCAAAAGCCCCTGCGCAACTAATTCGTTTACTGCTAAGGCTATTTCTTCGATGCTTACGCTCAAAAGTTCAGCAATGCCTGCGTAGGTAACTGTAGGGTTTTGTTTAAGCTGCTCAAGTATGCCCATTAAAAACGGGTCATCTTCAACTCCAAATTTCATAACCCTATCCTCAAAAGCTAACTGGTCTTTTTCATCTCTAAAGCGAACTTTGCGAATCGGCTTTACAATTTCCCACTCGTCTAGTGAGTAGCCTGTTTGAGCGAATGCTTCAGCTACTAAATCTTCGCTATCTTGACTAGAGAACATCGAGCTTGTAACTTCGTCACCTCCATTCACTAGCGGTGGCAAGCCTACCGTTTGGCGAATTTCGTTTTTACTCATGCTTTCAAGTACCTTATTTGCCACTAATGGGCTAAGTGTATTGATGGCATCTGTAATGCTCTGTGCTTTCTCGCTCACTTCTTCAACTAATGGTGGCAAACCAACGGCTTCGCGTATTTCATCGGGTGTCATAACGCCCACCTTAGTAGCTTCGCTGTAGCCCTCTGAAATTGGTTCGCTTGGTATAATCTGAATGCGTTTCTCAAAGCCCTGCAATGCGGCCAATTCGTTAAACACATTCATAATAAAGTCCTGCCTTGCCCTTACGTACGTGTTTTTGAAAAGTTCGTAACTGTCGCGAACCTGCGTACGTGTGGCAAATACCCCATCCTCTTTGATTCCAAACAGCGCAGGATCTACTACCCTATGGCCGCTGAATATCTCTTGCTGTACGGTCTTATTTAGAATGTCAAATCGCGCATCAAAGTCATTAGAACCAAGCGGCTGCACCTCTACCGCCTGCTCTTTGCTATCATTAAAGTTCAAAAGTATGCGGTTTGCATTATCCGTGCCGCAAAACTTAGATTCTATTCGGGCTTCGATAGTTTCTTGTTCTTCTTCAGTAGGTTGTCCATTAAAGAAGTTAAACATAAAGCCAGCAACAAAGCCGTTTTTGACAGAGTTAAGATGGAAGTTCGCAATTTCGCTATCTAGTTCGATGTAAGGGATTGCACCCAAATAAGGCGGCAAAGGATAGTAGTCGGCCTTTGGATGGTAAGCTTTAATATAAAGTAACTGCTTGCCGCTTTTGTCGTTGTAATCAAACGCTTTGATAGGTTCGATTGTTTCGGGTTTGGCTTTCTTCCAGTCGTTGCAATGGTAATAGGTTTTTTGGTCTTTGCTTACCCTGTACTTTGCAAACTCCGCGTGATACATTTGATAGCCGCCCTTCTTATCGTACAGAATTTCAAGTGCAAAACCTCCAAAAATCTCTAAGTCCAAAGAACACATTTGGATAATGTCCTCTAAGGTTTGGTTTGGGTTTGGCTCTGAAATAAATTTATTTAGCCGCGCTATCTGCTCGGTGTTTAATCCCTTTTCGTTAACGCTCAAACCTTGCCCGATTACATAATCGACCTTACCGTTTACGATTGCGTAGTGCTTTGCAGACCTATCGTAAATGTGAAGTAGGTAGTCAGGGTATTGGTTTACCCATCCTTCGCTAGTTCCGTACAAAATCCAATCTTTGGACTGTTGTTCTTTGAACTCAGGTACTTTGTGAGCGGCAAAATTCAAGACTGAAAAGCTATTTTTACCCATTGTAAACCGCGAATGTTTGGGCATCGTTGCCCGTGTATGTTGGTGTTGCTGTAGTTGTGCCAGTTACTATGCACATACCACTTTCAAATGCTGTTAATCCTGCTGGGTTAAGGTTGCTTGCGCTTGCTTGCCCATAAATCACGTAGCGATATTCGCCCTCTAAAGTCAATTTGACTTGACCGTTCACAGCTACGGGGTTTGCCGTTTCCGTAATAGTAAACGCATTATAGCGGTCACGAAAAGCGCTAGTATCATCAGCTATGCAGTATTGAGTTACCATGCTAGTGAGATTCTCAAAGGCAAAAAGGTAATGTAGTGCCGTTCCCTTTTCGGTCGTGGTCACTATTACCGTGTTAGCTTGCCCTTTAGTGATTCGTATCATTACGTTAAGGCAATGAAATACTCTATGTCAACTGCTGCGGTGTCTGCTATTGCACTAATTTCGCTAATGTTTGCCCACGCGCTGAAGGTGTTAGACGTTTCAATTAGGCCGTTGTGTAGTTCAAACGATTTGCCAGCTTCGAGTTTAACCCAATAGTGATCAGAACCATTTGATATATTTAAGCTAATGAAATTGGTGTCATCTTTATTCGTAATGCGAAAGTATTTAACCGCTGTTCTCACAAATGTACCAGCGGCATTTGCCGTGTCATATTTAACCACGGTCACCTCGCTGGTTGGTATGGTTAGAATGCGTTGGTCAACTTCGTTTATGCTTGGAATGGTAAGCGTATTAGAGTTGCCGTAGCTTTTGTTGTTAAGGCTAACCGCTTCCGTAATTGTTACGGTCAAAGTAGCGTTTGTTATTGTAGTTGCCATCGTGTGTATTTTGCTTAAATAGGTAAAATGCTCAAAGTGTTTCAAAAAGAAAGGCCGCTATTAACGGCCTATCTAAATCCCTATGTCAAACCGTTATTAGGCGGTTATTGATGCAAGTAAAGCTACTGGAACTGCAAGCATTGGATTAGGCTCTAAACCATTAAACGACATTGTGTAACCGTTCAAGTCTGCGAAGGCCGTACCAGTCGCGCCTGTGCCTGTAGCAAAGTCCAATCCGTTAGCATATCCAGCAACCCAATAAGATGGAGTAGCTTCGTTCGTTTCGATAATTGCGACTACTCTATTCTTTGCAAGTAATTGCATTTCGTTACGCTTTGCAACGTCCAACTTGCGAAGTACGAATGTCAAAGATGGCACGTAATGAAGTGACCCGTTGCGATTGCCTGCTGTAGGGTCATCTGAAAACATACTTTCTTCTTTGGTCAACTCGTACTTTCTAAAGACGGCTGTTGGTGTGGCAAATGATGCGATTTGTCCAGTAGTGGCAACCGCTCCAAGAGCAACGTAATCACTGTAGCGTGCAAACCTTACCGATTTGATGCCGCCAATGTCCTCTTTACATCCTAATGTGAACCCCTGTGTTAATACGCAAGACATGTTTTTAGTGTATAGTAAAGGCGTGAGCAGTTAAGCCCACGCCCTTAGATGAATAAATTAAAGAACTATCGCAGCGATTTCGTTCGGGAAAGCTACCTGAGTACCTACCTTAAACTCCATTGCTACTCTTACTTTGCGGTCGTCCTTAGAGTACCATACCTCCAAAGAATCAAAATCACTTTCAGCATCTACTCCAATGTAGAAGTTAGAAGCAGAACCAGCATATACACTTTTAACTCCAGTCAAACCGTCTACAGGGATGAACTTCAAGTTGATGCCAGGGAAGCTAAGACCTTCGCTTGCATCGCTGTCAGTTGCGCCATTCACTCCGCTGTTGATTTGAACACCGTAAGTTGAACCGCCTACTACCAACGCTTGCACTAGAACCGCGTAAGTGTCATATCCTACGAAAGCAACTAGGTCAGTCTTAGAAGTAAGGCCAGCAGTAGCAAGTGAGTTGTACAAACGGAAAGCCATCTCTTGTGCGTTTGTTACTGTGAATGCAGTTGCAAGTGGAGTGCCACCTAGGTTTGCATTGATGTAACCAGAACCGATTGTAGTAATAAAGCCATCCCAATAAGAACCGTTATTTGAAGTTGGAGCAGAAAGGCTACCCTTCCAAATGTTCTTGTCAATTTCCAAAGCTACTTTAGCCAAGTAAACCTCCATGATTTTAGCCCATACTTCAGCAGGTTGTACTTCTTCCGAATGCGAACCAGCTCTCATTTTGGTTACGAAGAAACGTGTCTCCAAATCTTTAGGACACCATTCATCGTTAATCTTTACCTTGCCTGGAGTCAGGGTTCTTTGAGTAAAGGTAGTATTACCAGTTGCATCAAAAGAACATCCGTCTGCTTGGAAGAAAACCGATTGAGTAAGGATAGGTAGTTTAGATGGCCCTTTTACACCAGGCATCACTTCTACCAAATTCATCATTTTGGCTTTGTTAATAGTACCAGCCATCAAAGGGAAACGATTCTCCTCGATGTAAGCTACTAAGCCGTTTACGTTAAATGCACTTGCCATTTTGTTAAGTTTTTAAATGTTATTTTTTTAGTTTTTCTTACGTGTTTCTAGCCACCGATCAAGACCGTTTGCATCTTCTTTTTTGAAGTAATTTTTAACGGCTTTGGTTGGTGTTGCTGTTGGTGTTGTGGCGAATTTCTCGAAAAGGTCAGCCATTTCGTTAACCGCTTTTCTCAAATTAGCGTTGTCAGCTTTGATGGCTTCATTCTCAAATTTAAGGTTGTTGATACGGTCACCAATCGAAGCGTTAATCTTCGCCATAACTGCTGCCTGTATTTCATCCATGTTGAATGCAGGCTTTTGTGCTGCCAATGTTGGAGCGTTTGGAGCAACCTCCATTTCTTCAACAACTATTTCAGCTTCAGGTGCTGGTATGATTTCAGTAATTAGACCAGCTTCAGTAGTTACTACGCTGCCATCCTCTAGTTGGTGTGCTGCATCGGGTGCTGGTAGCAATTCGCCATCTGCTCCGATAACTTGAACC